ATACATATATTTCAAATCAATAATTTCTGGTTTAATTCCAGCAATTGAATATTGTCTTAAATCTTTTTTAATACTATCTTTTGTAATTTGTGAAAGATATTTACCATTTCTTGGTTTAATTGAAATAAAAACTTTACCGTACTCTGGTGGATCTAATTCATCCCCACCATATGCCGTTACAGTATCTACATTTGGAAATATATATGGAATTAGACCTTTATAGTCATTTGCCGTTACTGCACGGTATTGTGATGCATATACTCTAGGACCAAGATACTTAATGGAATCAATGGTTTCAATATCATCACCATTTTCTGACGGTTGTGTAGTAGTTAATAGAGAAATATTGTTTGTAATTGAAGTGCTATTATTATCAGTTAAAATTCCAGAAAAAGTAAAGTTTGCTGCACCATTCGCATCTTTTCCATTGGTAATGATATAACTGATGAAAATAGTACTTCCACTAATTGGTTTTTTCCCTATAATATCATCACCAAATAAAATCTCATATTTTTCATCATCTATTTCTTGTGTTAAAAAAAGTTTTGAATCTTTATTTACTTGGAAAATATTCGAATATGATACATATTTTTCAGTAATCACACCAGTAACTTTTACACGAATTGTAGATGAATCCACACCAGTGTTTGGAATTGTAAATCTTTGATTTACTTGTGATGCATCTACTGTATATGTTTTTGTTAAATATGAACCTTCATAGATATCAATTCCAGTAAAATTCGCATATCCATTATTATCAACTACTACTGTGATATCCTCTGGAATTGAAAAGATATAATTACCATTTTCGACAGCACCTAAAGCAACGATTCCTGCCTTTAGAGTAACTGTTTTTGAATTTAACCCTGTTGTATTAACTGTAAAACTAACTTTTGCTTTTGATGCTCTTTTGGATCTGGGAACATATCCAATATTACGTGCAAGAGAGACTACATTTTCTCGAAGAGTTGCACTATCAATAAAGGATTCGTTCACTGCCATATTTGTATTGAAGGCAGTGATATAAGAGTTATATGCTAGTATATCAATTAAACTTGAAAAATTAGAACCTTCAAAATCAAAATCCGTGAAATTACTATTCGATCTCAGATAGTCCTTTATCTGAGTACGTAAATCATTAAAATCTAGATTTGTAAAATTATTGAAGGACATTATATTCTAGTTGGTTGTAAAAGAAACTCTATATTTTGAGGAGGAAATGGAATTCCAACAATATCATAAGAAATTTTTACATTTAATTCATTTGAATCTTCTATAGATTCAACAATTACATCTCTTACTACAATTCTTGGTTCAAAGTTACTTAATACTGTTTTAATTTCTTCATCAAGTATTGTCGAAACTTCTGGTCCATTTAGTTCAAATAAAGAATTATCAACAGAGGTTCCCAATAAATTATTGAAGAACCTCTCACCAATACGAGTTCTGACTAAGTTAATAACCGATTTTTTAATTGCATCCTCATTTTTTAAGATAAGAATATCATTCGTCACTGGATGTCTAGAAAAAGACAAACTAATGTCCTTAAAACTTCTAGAAATACTAAGCATTTAAACAATGAGTATATTTAATATATCTATAATACTTTTTAAATCATTTTTCCGTATGTTGGTTCAGTTCCATAATCCCAATCATCATAATCTTCATCATTTCTAATTCTTTCGTGCAATTCAGTTTGTTTTTTTAGATTATGCTTTGGAGCATTATCGTGCATAATCTCTTGAATTACTCTCTTTGGTTTTTCTGTATCAATATCAGTGATGAGTCTTGTAGTCCCCCACATTTCTCTCATATAATTTTTGTCTCGATCGACTTGGTAAAATGACATTTTAGATCCTCTGTTTTTAAATTTAAAAACAGAACTTTTAAGGAGGTTTCTATCTCCTTAAACTATTTAACGATCTAACTGACGAAGTTTATAATTTTTGGAATTAAAATACTTCAACAATTCTAGTGCAACTAATTTTGGATTTCCTTCACCACAAGTATAAACATCTATTGCAATACAACCTTCCTCAGGCCAAGTATGACAAGAAACATGACTTTCTGAGAGTGCAATCACAATTGTAAGACCTTGAGGATGAAAACAGTGCTGAAAAATATTCAAAATTGTCATTCCAGCACGTTGAATGCCACGTTCCATCACCTTCTGAAGAGCAATACCATCATTCAGAAGATTGTGTTCTACATCATAAACCTCCAAAAGAAGGTGATTGCCCATCGAAAACTGTTTCAATTCAATATCTTTGGTAAAAATTTATTTATTTTAATTTAAATTTTTAATTTCGTACATATAATGATCGGATGTTTCGATTTTTCTTTTATTTTCAACCGAATACACAGTTAAGTCAATTTCATATCCTGGATTTTTGTCGATTCTATTAAATGTCCAGGCATTATCATACCAAATAATACGATTATTTGGATATGCATAGTAATTTCCAGTTTCTACCTTGAATAAATGAGCACATTTATGTTCAGGAGTCTCTGAAAAATTAAGATCAGTGACTCCTTTATTTTCCCATGACCAATCAAGAGTAAACATATAACTTCCAATCACCCTTTTTCCATCAGGACGAATTAATTCTGCTTGTAATCCAGCGAGACGAGCACGTTTTTGAACATCAACATACGGAGAAAAGCAGTCCCAGTACATAATATCCTCTAGAGGTTCTATTTCTGCATCTGATTTCCAACAAAAGGCGTGAAGAGGTCTACGAGTCCAATTCACGCCATTTTCAAGGAATGCTTCAAATAAAGGGACTCTTTTTTCAATACTGGCAACACAATGTACATCACATTTAGTTACTTCACCGTGACCCTTTTTGTGATTAAAAAGAAATTCATTACGAATATAACAGGACCAATCTGGAAGACTGTGATTTAGATAAGCCATTATTTACCGTCCTTGACCTCGATACTTTTTACGTGCTACATTGCGACTCGTAGCAGCATATTTAGTATTTCTACTAGCACCTTGTCGAGTATTTTTTGGAACACTCGCAATCTGCATATCCTTTCGACTCTTTTGCGCCATTTTTAATTCTCCAACTAACGGTTTTATAAGGGGGTTTTTATAAAGTCTCTCAAGCCAATAAAAATGCCTCTATAAGACAATAAAAACCTCATAGAGACATTCTATCATAACGTTTTAAAGAAGGTCAAGAAAGACCTTCCAGACACTTATCAGATGATTCGTGTCTTTTCGTGTCCAACACGAATCAAAGGATCACACCAAATCTCATATCCTTGTTCTTTTGCATCCAGACAGAATGAAACATCCTCTCCACACATATCTTGAACCTCTCCAGATTCAAAAACTTGCATCTTCGGTGCAAACCAAGGATACTCAAGACTTTCAAATACTCCTTTCTTAATCAATACCCATCCAAATCCAGTATAATCAACTGTAAATGGTTTACGACGTTTCTGAATCGTATCTAGTGTCTCGTGATTCATTACACCACCAGACTTTCGGAAATCATCTTCTTCCAACCAATGTGCAACAGACGTGGTGTGACCATCCTCAGTGCAATACCATCCAGCAGCAATATCCTTATCCATTGCAACAAGACGATAGAACTTCTCAGTGTCAAAGACAATATCACTGTCAATCCAGAGTTGATAATCATACTGCAATTTACCATCCCAAGGAATCTGCTTGGGTCCTCTGAGTACATTCGCACCAAGTACCTTGCATCGTGCAAAGTTTACCATTGAAGAATAATCTTGACTAATCTGAATACTTGCACCACTCTGTACTAAATCAAAACAAAGTTGTACGAAGTTCTTCAAATAAATGTAAGATACTCCTCGTCCAGGAAGACAAAAAACAATTGACTTCCCACGAATCATTTCTTTTGCTGCTTCTAAATTAAACTCTCCTTCCACAGGTCCTGTGGGAAGTTTTGCTTTTACTGTAAATCCTTTAGCCATAAAATAATTTTTTCTCGATACTACATGATTTTACCACAGCAACTCATTCATTGCAATGGTCTTCGTTTTTATTTAGATGTACTTCAATATCCTTATCATTCCCCCCAGAAGTCCATACAAGTCCTCTGATCATTTTCAGATTTTCCTGTAAATCACTCTGTGGCACCTGACTTAATATTTCATTGCCCTTAACTGAAATATTATACGTATTCATCCTCTTCTATCTTTCGGAGTAAATCTTCAATCTCTTCTCTTAAACTATCATTGATCACCAATATTTTATCAGTATCTAAACGATGCTGTATCGTATCAATCAATAAGTCTTTCTCATAATCATCAAAATCTAATTTCATTGTACTTTCAGGGCATTTTTTATTATATATCATTCTTAATATTCAACAACAAGTCCCCAAATCTTTATATTATTACTTCTTGCATTAGAAAGATTCCTAGCAAGATCATTTATTGTTTGATTTTTATTTTTTGTTTTACTATAAACTAAGTTATAATTTTCATTTACCCATTCTCTCAAATTTTTTCCCTTCCATATTTTTCCAGTTAATGTATCCGTAATTGTATATGTCTTGCAATTTGGTTCAGATGCATTCTCAAATCTACTAATCCATCTCAAATTTGTATAATGATTGTTAAGTTTATTTCTATCAATATGATCTATCTCATTATATTCACAAGGATTGTCTACAAATGCTTTGGCAACTAATTGATGTATTGACCTTATAATTTGTTGATAGTTTCCATCACTATCCCAAATTGAAATATTCACGCATTGATATTGATGCTCTGGATATCTTGGGTTGCCCCTAAAAGAAGGTTTTAAATATATTAATCCATTTTCATCAATCTCTCCGTATTTTCCAGTTCTATCATATTTTCCAGGTCTGCGATATGCTCTTCCATCCTCAGTAATATAATATCCAGGATATTCAGTTTCTTTCATCCCTTTTGGTATTTTTACCTGGGGATAATTATAAACTACTTTTTGTTTTGGAACTGCAATTGGCATATTCCATTGCTCTCTGGGTTTTTTCATATAAACCCACTTCCCATCCTTTTTTATATACTTAAAACCTTTCGCATTTGTCCTAATTGTTCCTTCTGGGTAATTCATAATTTTATGTGGACCTTTTTGGAGAAATTTTTTTGCTGGAAATTTTTTTATATTTAAGTGTATTTGACTGCCAAAAGCAAGACTGTGTAGACTACAGGGACCCATTAAAATTATATACGGGGGCAACGGTTTATAATAAGAATAACAAACAACATAAAATAACTGTCTATTATAATAAACGAACAATAACGAATACTTTATATTCATTACTGTGTTATTAGAATAACAAACTATATGGGGGGTGTTGCTATAACGAACGGGCACGATATAAGTCATTATACAACACTGTCAGATTCAAATACGAAACTGTATGGGGGGTGGTATAAATGACGAAGTGCTTCTAAAGTATAAGATATGGAGACTACAAGTTTGTACACAGTTCTGTGTACAACGAATAGTATAGCACAGGACTGAAAGAATTACAAACTATATGGGGGGTGTCATATAACACTACTGTTGTATTGTTATACTATAAGACGAGCATATACTTATACTGTGAGTACAACGAAGTGCTATAACGAACTGTTATGTATAACGAACTCATAGGACGAAGGAGTTTATAACACGAATAGTTTTCCACAGGGTATAACGAACTCTGTGGAATATAACGAATAGTTTTCCACAAGTTTTCCACAGGTTTTGAATAGTTTTCCACAGGGCAATTCTTATAAACCCTTGCAAACACTACAAATCATTATAAACCTGTGGAAAACTATTCTGTGAAAATCATTACTTTCCCCTATAGGAAATGAATGAAACCTGTGGAA